TTCACGATCACCCGTTCAAAACAACCGAAGGCTGCCGGAGATGTTTCGCCGGTTGCCGAGATATAAGCAGATAGCCCGTCTTCGCTGGTATACGGCGGCACTGTAGGACTAATGATTGTGCCGCCGTTGTGCTTAGATCTAGCTCGGGCACCATTCCATACGAAAATACCGCCACCCTTTCCAGTGCCGGTAAGGTGGCTATTCACAAAGACGGATCGCCCGCTAACTTGTGAGGCAGTAACCAGACCTGCAAGAGATTGCACTGTCGCAGAAGCCCCGCCAATGTACTGTGCGCCATTGGGCCCAGACAGATCCTGGACTGTGCGCGTCGTACCGGTTGGGTCTACATAAAGAACATTGGCCGCACTATTCACCGGGCCTTGTCCGGTGCCTATGAGCCCTCCTATGTACTGTTGAACCCAGCGCATATTGGTAGCGTCCTGCGGCCTCGTAGGGTCTGCCAGATTTATCGCTTGGATGTTCATGAAATCCCAATAACGCCCAGACAAGTCCCTTTGCAGCGCTCTATAAGCGGCTCCGGATGCCTGCTGTATCAACATCGTTAACCGATCAAACGCATCCTCATGGATTGCAGGAAAGAATGCGCCTTGATTCCTTATCGATGTTGGTTGCGTCAGCGGCAGAACCCTAGTTATAAGAACGTTATCCGTTCCGGCCGGAGGCGCTACAGTGAACACAATCTGACCACCTGAAGAAGAGTTGGCCCCCGATATTGTGTAGTCAGAATTTTGCGTCTGACCAATCGCAGTGCCGCCATCAGAAATCAGATAAACAATAATCTGCGAGTTGTTTGAGAACTTGAAATTAAAGGGGAAGTTCTTGTTAGAACCATCCCCGCCAAAACTCTGCCGATCTAAAGTCGTGGTTACGGTCACTTTGGTAGCTCCTACTTGGATTCTTGGGGCGGGCCAAACATCAGGCCGAGAATGAATTGTGCCATGTTGGCATCTTGTTGCTCGCCACGTTCAACACTGAACAGGTATTTCGCAGTCCTCTTTGGCTGGGCGGTCGGCAAACCGAACCCCATGCCCACTACATCCATCGTAGACATCGTGATCTTCTCGGCATCCAGATCATCTTGCGTTACGGCGGCGGCCAGCTTGGTGGTTGATTTGAAAACGTCGCCAATTGGGGTTGCACCACTGTAGGCCCACCCGCTTTCCAGGCTGCTGCCAACGTCACGCAGAAGCGGTACCGACATCATTGGGTAGGTCGCGATCTTCAACGCTGCCCACTTGCCCCACGACTCGTCATCTTCAGGCCCGTGCCCGGTCATCAGCGGCGCAAGTACCGCCGGCAGCGCAATGAGGAAGATTGTCCGCTCAAACGCTTGCAGGTAGTCCTTCACGCCTTCAGCGGTTTTCATCGAATGCACCAGATCAGCCTGGCGGTTGTAGAGCAGGTTGAAGTAGCTGTAAACGATTGTGAGGGCTTTCATCAGGCCATCTTTACGTTGCACTGCCGCAAGGTCTTTAGGGCCGCCAGACATCTGCGAGAGACGCACAGCCCTATCTCCCATTGCGACGGATGTATCCAGCGTTTCTCCATCGGCCATGCCCTTGTGATACGCGGACAGCCAGGTTGGGTAATCGACCATCGACTGAATCACAGCGATGTGTTTGAACGCCAATCGCTGAATAACTGCCTTTGGACCGACCTTGCCCGACACGCGCTTCAGTACTTCCCGCATGTTGTTGTCAAGGTTGCCATCGCGGTTGCGCATTTCGCCAGACAGCGACTTCACGAACGCCATTGTTTTGAACGGAGCCTTCACGTATTCCAGCATCGACTGGGGTAGATACTTGCGGGCGCCGAGCTGGGCCAGGTGCTCCCAAGTCTGCGAATAACCCAAGATCTGCTGCATGCCGGTGGTGGCGCTGAACCCCATCCATGCCACAGACAGGTTGGCGCGAAGGGTTGCTGATGCGTTAGTCCAGGCATCGATCCCTTTCTTGCTATCTATCACCATGTCATTGGCCACACCTTGCAGCCACGGGTTGAACTGGTTCGCGATGTTCACGCCCAACGTCTCGTTGAGCGCCTGCTTAATCTCCTTGTTGCTGATGATTTTGGCGGCATCGATGATTGCCTTGCGGTGCGTCAGGTCATGGATAACCTGGCCCAAGTGGCTGGCCACAATTGAGGTATCAAGCATGATTGGAGCTGCGAACGAATCGACCCGGGCCTTTGTATGCCCCTTCGGGGTGGTTGCACGGGCGTAACCCTGCTCAAACAGTCCGGTGTTGTCGGTCAAGTTGTTGGCGACCTGTGCGTATTCTGGCGAGCTGGTGTCGTACACCAGCGGCCAGTACCCGCCGCTGTAATCGCCGAACTCGGTTGTAACCGGAGTAGCAACAACCTTTTCCGGTGCAACGCCGTGAAGATCCTTTTCAAGCTGCTCGATCTGCGGCCATAGCTTTTCAACAAGGTTCCACTGGGCCTGAACAAAGTCCCAATCTGACTTGTTCATGTTCTCCAGAATGGCACCAAGCTGCGACTCGCTCCAGCCGTAACCCTTCAGCAGCTTGCTGCGGTTGCCTTCGTTGCCGGTGTTCAGAGCGGCGCTGATGATGCCGTTACGGGTAAGAGCCTCGCCGATAGCTGGAATGTGGATCTGTTCGCGCATGGCACGCTGGCCACGCTCGGCAATGTACTTGTCTACGTTGCCCATCAGCTCCGTGGTGAACTCCCTGTTCAGATCATCCTTGGCTATTTGCGCCTCTACAAACGGCTGCCAGAAGGTGGTGTGCCACGGCCCCTCGATGTCGCCGTCATCGAGCCACTGCACGATTTGCTCCATCTTCAGCAGAGCCGAAGACATATTGCCCGCCCAATCGCTCATGTTCTGCAAAGCGCTCATGGTGCCCTTGTCGATTGGTGGCGCCTTCTTTTTGGTCAGGTTTTCGCGGGCGGCACGGATCAGCTCATTCTTGGCAACTTCAAAATCCTTCAGCCGTTTGTTGGCGATCAGCTTGTTCTTCAGGCCGGCCAGATGGTTCACGTTCTGCGTGAATTCGTCCAGCTCTTCAAGCTGAGAAAGGGACAGGTCTTTGTAGTTCACCTTCGCGCTTGTGTTGATGATGAACTCAGGCACGTCCGGTTCATTGCCAAGGGCCAACTGATCCGCGTACCACTTGGCGAACGAAACGCGCTTGTCCAGATCCCGAAGGCTGACTGTGCGGAATTCGTATTGCTCCATTACCGCGTCGATCTGATCAAGGTATGAGTGGCCAGCCTTGCCCAGCTTCTCCCTGCGACTGGATTTGTTGAACCCGGCCATGCGATCGACAATCGTGTCTATCTGATCGCGGGCCTTCTTGGCTTCTCGCCACAGGTGGAAGTTCAGCAACTGCTGCTGCTTGGCCTCGTATGCCGCCGCCAGATCGCCCTTGGCCGCCGCCTCAAACGCTCGGCGTCCGGCCATTCCTTCGGCGCGCTGGTATTCAAACGGCTGGATGTCGCGCACCTTGCGCTCTTGCATGATCCTGGCTGCCGCCATCTTCAGCACTTGCTGGCTGGTAATGTTCTTGCGGTTGCCCTGCTTGCCCAGCGCGTTCAGTTCGCGAAGCAACACTGCTCCGTGCTTCTCGTTGTGCACTGCGTCCATAGCCTTTTCAGTTGATGCCCCGTTGGCTTTGGCTCCGTGACGCTCAAGCATGCGTGCCGCCGTCTCGGCCTTGATTGCTTCTGCCCGTGGCGGCGCCCCCAGAATCGCCTTGACCATCTGGTCTCCAGTCTCAAAGCCGAGGATCTGCGCAGCTATGTCCATGGGCACGCCTTCCTTACCGTGCATGAATGCCAACTTGCGCAATACAGCTGTTCCGTATATCTCCTTAATTTCAGAGCCTTGCAGTTTGATCTTTTGAGTGGTGCCGTCCGGCATGGCACCAGTGCGCAATGCCCGTATGGCCTGATATTCGGGCACGGTGTCCAGCTCTTCGGATACCTCTTTCGCTACCCGTGCCGTCTCGTCATTCCACCACTTGCTGTTGCGCTGCTCTTCCTCGAGGATTATCTGTTGCTCCATCGTTTCAACGGCGTCAGCACGGGCCAGTTCAACCTGATTTCGGTATTGCAGAAACTCAGCCTCGGTCATGCCGGCCTTTTCGGCGGTGTCGAACATAGGGATGGCCTGAGTCACTTGCTCGGCAGCCTGGATCTGATCATCAGTCGCGACAATCCGATCCATTACCCGGCGAATTTCTGGCGTCAGGTCAACATTCAAACGCTTCAGATCTTTGTAAATGGCAATGATCCAGCGCTTGAACCGGCTGAACGCGCCTTGAATTTCTGGGTTTGGCGCCTTGCCCTCTGCAAGATATGCCTCAAAGCCTCGGGCAAATTTTTCGTGCTGGTCAACGGTGAACTGTCCGGTTTCAGCGGCCCCAGTCCATTCGCGAATGGCGGCAACGTCATCGATCATCTGCTGTGAAGCGGTAGGGTCATCCGCCAGCTCGTTTACTACCTCAAGGTAAAAGTGACCGAACTCATGCAGCAAGGTCGAAAGGTCGCGGCGCCCGGTGACAGTGATCTGGAACTTTCGCCCCTTGCCTTCGCCAAACTCGATGAAACCGCGCGGGCCTTGGTCAGTGCCACCCTGCTCCAAAATGTTCGCGCTGTCTGAGCTGAAAGTCCCCGCATTGCCTACGGCCGACTTGACTTGATTCGGACTGAACACAGCCAGATTCTTTACGCCGTCCTCAGTCACATAAAACGAATCGTGGCCAACGGCCTTGATTGCCTCCTGAACCAATGGCGATTCGATTGCCTGCCAGCTTGTTGCCGGGTTATCCATCATGGCATCGAGCACGGCCAGGCTGACCAGATGCCCAACGTCTTCAGGGTCAATCTCGGCCAGACGCTCACCGTTAGGAGAAACCTCTTTGGTGCTGGCCAGCTCAAATACCTTGTCCAGAACGGCCATACGGTCATCGACATTGCCAGGGTCAAATGGGCGCTCAGCCTTAACAAACAAAGGGATCACGTTCGGGCTTTCGCCACGGGTCGTGTATTTGTTGGCGAACTCGGTGGAAGGCGTAACAAAGGTGGCGATGTCCGGGTTGAAGCTGTCGAAGTCCTGAGCGGTGCCGTGGTAATAAACCTGTGGCTGACCGTTCTCGTCCACTGCCTTGCTGGCGCCGAACCATTTCCTGAACGCCGGCGTTTGCGCATTCTGTTCTGGCGTGGACTGGGCTTCCTGCTCGCCGCGCCTGCCCATGCTTTCGATGGCGTTCTTGTCGATCACCACGTATTCAGTTCGGCCACGCGGGTCGATACCCACCACAAGCCCGTAACCTTGGCCCACTAGCTCGTTTATGTACGACTCAGATAGCCGCGTAACGTCGCCGGTCTTGTTCAATACACCGGTTCCAGGCTTGATCCGAACGTCATAGATCGTCGGTGTTCCCTCGCCCATCCCGGCATAACCTTCGGCCTGGGATGCATCCATTTCGCTTGTGCCGTAGAAGCCGCCGTATACGCGACCCTTCTTGCCATGTTTCTGCCCGTTAGCGCGAACAATCTGGATCGACTCAGGCGTCATGGTGTCGCTGTTAGATCCGTGCACGATGACCAGCCCATCGCTGCTCACGCGGCCGCTGGTGCCGTCTTCCCGCTCAGGCAGTGGCAATGCCTCAATATCGTCCAGTTTCACGCCCTGCGCCGACTCAGGGTCGCGCAGGATGGCAAGCACTTGATCATCGGTCAGCTCATTGACGTTGACGCCAAGCTGGTCAAGGTAGTCTTGGAGCTGCTGCAAGTTAGTGGCTTGGTCGCGAAGAGTGGCGTTTTCGTTCTCGACGCTGAAGGTTGGCTGGTCTGCCAGGTCACGCTGAACAGCATCCACGATCAGTTGCGGACCGACCTCTTCACGCGGAACACCTGGAAAGTAACCGTTCTCCCATGCCTTCATCGCCGCATCATCAAGGCTTAGTCCGCCAGATTCGCGCACCAGGCGGTTGCGTCCGACCTTCCCAATGTTGGCATCGAGCGCCGACAGCTCGCCGCCAGCGTCATCAAGCCCGCCTGAGTCGCGCAGATACTCGACCAG